ACTTGATCGCCGGAGCCCATTTTTCCCGGTCAATGAGGCCTTTTTCGCCCTTCTTCCAGTGGTCGTATTCGGTGTAGAGGGTGGCAATCGCTGCGGCTACACCCAGGATGAGGGCAGCGGTTCCGTTGAAGGGGATAGCGGCGACGGCAACGGCCGCGATGCCGGCGGCCAAAACCCCAAAAAACACTTCCACGAAAGTGGTGTTTTGCCTGATCCACGTTCCGATTTTGTCGCAGATGTTGAAAAAATCGACCATGTACGGGTAGACATCGTGGAGAATTGTCCTTCCCAGGGCGCTGAAGGATTGCTCCATTTCAACGAGTCTCTCCCGAAGTTTTGACGACTCGGCCGCCTGTTCCGCTGTGACCGCGTTGCCGCTTTTTTGTTTGGCCACCATCTCGTCAATGGCCTTGGAGCCCTGGACCAGCAGATTCATGGTGCCCGTATCGAAGCCCATGCGCCGGCCGATGTTCATGGCCGTGGGCCGATCCATGGCGTGAAATTTGTCGGCCAAGTCCCGGAGCACGTCCAATACCGGCCGGGTCTTTTCCCCGAACGCCCCGATGTCTACCCCGAGCCGGGAAAAGTAGGGAATGAGCGAGGATTCTCCCGTCATGCGGAGGTCTGTTTGGGCCTGGCTCAAAAGGGACATGGCCCCCTCGAATCCACCAGCGGATCCGCCGGCCAGCTCTGTCGCATTCATCCATGCGGAAATGGCGTCAACCGACTCCCCGATGTTCTTGGAGAATCGCTCAAGCTGGCTGTTGGATTCGATGGTGTGCTGAATGAACTCCTTGACCGCGAACGTGCTGCCCAGCAGGGCCAGGAACTTGGCCGCGTTCTTGGCCATGGTTTCAAAGCCGGTCGCGCCGTCGCCAAGGGACTTTTTCAGCTTCTTGCCGGTGTCTTCCGCCGAGGCCCCGGTGTCTTTGAGCCCCTTATCGACCTTGGCCCGGCCGGCGTCATAGTCCTGGGAGTCGAGGCCCAAGGTCATTACGAGCGAATCTATGATCGTCGGCATCGCTTATTCCTGCCTCAAGAGCGCGTCGTTGTAGGCGTCCACGGTGATGATTTCGAGCATGTTGTAGGCGTCCTCTATTCCGTAGACCGTCCCGAGTTCGTGCATCGTTGCCATTCGACGCGAAATCAAAGTCCCGATGACGGGCGGGACGTTCTGGTATTCGGCTAGGGTTTTCTTTGAGCCGCCACCGGGAGGCCGGTTGAACTGGATTTGGTGGCGGCCGGAGAAAAACCCACATGCAATCCCCATATCTCCATGCGGAGCTTGACCAGGGTTTGGACCTCCTCGATGTCCTCCTCGATCAGCGCCCGCACGATGTTCGGCTTGGCCGGATTGGGCAGGATTTGGACGCAGGACATCATTTCGTCCAAGAGCGGCTTGGCATCCTGCCAGCGGAGCTTGGCGAGAGCACGCAGGCCCAGCTCAGCGATTCCGGCCATGCCCAGCCGCTCAAAGCCCTCGGGGAGGTCAACGCCGCCGGCCATGAGCGCCAGGATCGCCCTGGCAGCCCATGACTCGGCCTGGCTGGCGCTCATTTCCGTAAGCAAGAACACCTTGCCCCGGTCGCGCCCTTCCTCTTGGACGGTGTATTGCAAAGTCTTTCGAGCCATTGCGTGTTCCTTTTAGAGCAGGGCGACGTTGACGCTTTCCCAGGTTATGACGAAATCCCGGGGCTGCAAAACCTTCTGGGCATCGGGAATTTGCTTCGCGCTGGTCAGGATGCCGTTGTTCAAGGCGAAGATTTCACCCGGGCCGGGAAGCGTGATGATCGCGGCCAGGTAGATGATGTCGCCGATGGTTTTGGTGGTGCGCACGATGGCGTCGAAAACGACGTTGCTCGGGCTGTCGGCCATGAGCGTGATCGTTTGCTTGACGGGCATCGGCGTGTATCCGCCGGTCAACTGCCCGTCCACGCCCATCATGGTCTCGGCAATTTCCAGGGCATCGCTGGCGAAAGCCTTGTCCGTCGCGTATCCCTGGAGGATTACGCCGGCAGGGAAAAGGTCGACGACGGTCAGGATGAAGATGCTGTTGGCACTGGTGATCGAACTCGGATTGCTCACTTTTGATCCCTCCTACAGGATGTCGATGGACGTCAGGCTGATCTGCTGGACACTGCCGCCGTCCGTGTACCAGAGGTTCACGATCGGGGTTCCACGGTTGCCGCGAACCTGAGCGCCCGGATCAAGAACCTGGAGATAGTAGCCGTCGTTCTGTACTATGTTGGCAACGTCGCCGCCGGCCTGGGTGTTGAGTTGCGAAATCTGGGGGAGGGACAGATTGATGCCGGTCTGAATTCCGCCGAAGTTGATCATTTGGTTGATCGTGTCCTGCATGGCGGCCCTGACCATGGTGTAGCCCTTCTGGTTGTAGGGAATGGACTTCACGACGGTCAGAAGTGCCATCTGGGCAAGCTGGAGTTGCGAGTTGAGGTATACTTGATCGGCGAAAGTGTCTATCCACTTCCACTTGCCGCTCATGTGGCCGTTGTAGAAGAAGTTGAACTGATCGTTCGCCGTGGCGTAAGTGCCGTAAAAGCTGTAGCCGTTGGCCAAGAGGTTCGCGGCGGTCTGGGCATCGGTGCAGGTCGGGGCCATGCCGGACTGGCTTTTGAAGGCCGTGGTGATCCTGCCATTCGTCCGCGAGAAGTCGATGCTGGCGATGGTCCCCAAGACGAACGCGGCCAGGTCGGCGGTGTTGTAGACCGGAACCACGCCGTCGTAGGCCAGGGTGTTGGCGACCGCACCGAAGCATGTCGCGGAGTTCTGGACGATGGCTTGGGCGTCCGTATCCCAGCATATGTAGCAGTACCGCTGGTTTTGGGCGTTGACCCAGACCGCGAAGTTTTCCTTGTCGGTGATGATCGGTTCCCATGCGGTCATGAAGCTGACCCAATTCTGGGTGTTCTTGATGACGCTGGACATGGCCGATGCCGGGGTGTCGGCATCGGCTCCCTGCGACAGGATCGCGCCGGTGGCGCTGGTCAGGTTGAGGCTGGCCGCGATGGTCCCGGTGGGGTAAGCAGCGGTGGACGCGGTCCCGGCGATTCCCGAGGTGATGACGAAGGTGGACAAGACGCTGTTCCATGACACTGATATGGCTGTGGCCATTCCAGTCAAGGCCTCGCTTGCTACCGTCGAGGAGGCCGCAAGCTTGTACGTTCCGGCCCCGCCAAGGACGCTGCCCGTCTCGGTGCTGGTGAGCTGAGAGACGATGATCGACCCGGCGGTGACGCCCGTCCCGGTGATGGTCTGGCCGGGCTCAAAAGTCCCGGTCACGGGGTCGGTGATGGTCATGGTGGTTCCGGAAATCGAGCCGGTGGCCGAGGACTCGGTCGGCTCGGTAGCGTCCAGAGCCGTAGCGATTTTGTTGGCCGCGTCGGTGAAGCTGGAGGCCGTGGAGAGGTTGATCGAGGCCGCCGTGTGCGTGTAGCCGTCCATGACCACCGAAAGCGATCCGGAAACAGCCTGAAGCTGTGCCAGGGTCATGCCGGTCAGGGCTCCGGACTGGATCCAGGCCGCCCGGTCCGCGAGATTGAAGGGCGCGAAGTAGATCGCTCCGGGCTCGATGGTGGAGTTGTCGAATCCCAGGAAATACACCTGGGCGAGCGCGTATTCCAGCGATGCCTGGCCGAAAAAGCTGCCGACCGCTTCGGCGCTGACGAAGGACATGACCTCGCCCGTGGGCAAAAGGGTGCTTTGGCTCAAGATGACGCCATTCAGGGCCTGCGGGACGCCCCCGGCCCCGATAACCCCCGGGTTGACGCTTACGATGTTTGAAGCCGGGATCGTCATTATTGTATCCTCACGGTAAAAGGTTTGATCTTACTCATAAAAAACATCAACAGGTGTCAATTCGTTTGAGGTTATCACGGTTGCCGACTGTTGCGGCACAAGAACCGTGGGAGTGTACTGCAAGGAAATAGTTATAGTCCACCGAGTTTCGTATTGCTGCTCACCAGTTATCAGCGGGTTCTGAATAGCGTTCGATGTATAAAGCGGCTGAATATTTGATGGGAACTGGTTGCATCCCCACATAGAGCGAAACGCGGTGCGAAATGCTTCACAATAATCCCCGGAATTCGCACCGTAAAAGTCGGCTTGAACTTCAATGCGAGTTGGCCCGATGACTGTTGACGTTTGGGCGTCCGCGTCGTCATTCTCATACGGGATATCGAGGTGATATTGTCCAAGTTCGGTTAGAAGTACGAACGGGTCCGGGGGCAACGCTACCATTCCGACTTGGGCGCGCACGACCTGGCCGCCCGGAACGAATGGAAGAATAACCACCGCAATGGCGTCTATTACGTCGTCAACGGCGATGCTCGGGACGTATGGCGCAGTCATGTTCCGGCCTTTTGGAGCACTATAGCTGCCTTCGTCCAAAGCGGCCAACCTTCGAGAATCTTGACCACTAGCCAGGTATCCCCGTTCGCGGTCTTCACGATGTCGCCGCCCTGTCCCGTGGGGCGAATAACGCCAGCGAGAACGCCGCGAAAGAAAATTGCCTTGACGTAGCCCTGGAGGTTCAAACCTTCCAGCAATCGTAATTCCAGGTCGTCAAGGGCTTGTATCTGTGCCGGGCCTACAACCGGCGTGGCGTAAGTCGGAATCTGCTTTTGCCCCGCACCAACAGTAAAACCCGTCGATATCAACACCGAAACAATCTCATTCGGGTTGATCGCGGCGGTTGATCGGTTGGCGAGCGAGCGCAAGTCCATTTAGCCTGTCACCTTGGATGTTACCGAGTTGAGCATGTTGCCAGTGTCGACAAGTGGCTTATTAAAACCCTTCCTGCGTATCGTGGAAGGTGCGTTGCCCGGGGTCGTGAACTCGTTTATGGATTCCACAAGTTCATGCTCGATAATCTGGCCCTGTATTTCAAGAGCCTTTTTCCCGTCGTTTCCATTGTTTTTCATTGATGCTGCAAGTTGTCCGCTCCATTCTCCAGACTTTTCCGCAATCATGTTTCTAAAGAACGGGCGCGGAGGAATTGTGAACGAATACGCATCGACATGGTGAGTCGTGGCGAAGTTCGATTTGCTTTTCTTGACGAACTTCCCGTTTTTGTTGAACTCGCCGTCTTCCCCCATGCTTCTGTAAATCGTTGTTTCATGCTCGGGAACCGTGGGCGACGATCCGAACTCATTCAAAAAGGCCACCGTGGCGACGGTCTGCCCGTTGTCGTATTGTGGGCTATCCTCAAAGAATCCGACGGAAAGCATCAGTCCCCGCGCCTTGTCGCCAATGCGCTTGAGTACGTCCGCCGCCTTGTCGCCGCCTTTGAGTATCGCCATTTTAGAAACCGCCTCGGCTCGGGATATACCGAAAGCATCGGAGGTTTTGAGTCGCTTGCCAGAAGGCCGCGCCGTAGCCAGTCTGCACGAACCAGGCTTGCGTACCGGGCGGGGCGTATTCAAGCTGCGCGGTAACGCTGCCCTCGGTTGCGCTTGAAACTCTTCCCACTGGGAGGGGTTGCCCATCCGCGCTAAGGGCTCCCCCCAGATATGCGATATGCGCGGTCAACATGTTCAAAAGCAGCCCCCGGCGCGTCAAATCCTGCACCGGGGAGTTGTCGGCATTGGACAGGTACAAGGTCGCTTCAACGAAGCAAGCGCCAAGATTCGCCCCGGACACCCCGGAAAACTCCGGGTATCGGGCTTGGAACGCGGCGAGGTTGAAGACGACCTGGGGCATCGGTTATTCCCCTTTGTCCTTTTTGACGCCCATGGCGTCCTGTGGCATCGGCTCGAAGCCGGTTTTTACCCCTTCCATTTCCCGGCTCTTGCCGTGAGCTTCGTCCTTGGACTTGGCCACGAATATCGCCCCGGACTTGACCGCCGGAAAGGACTTGTGGGCACCGTGCCAGGCGTTCCAGAAGTCCTCGTCCACTTCGGTATGAACATGGGTCGCACCGATGACCTTGGACTTGTTCAGGCCGCCGATGGCGACTTTTTTCGAGGGGTCCGCAGGATGTTCCAGGATGATGCCGTGCGGCAGTTTGCACCCGACAATTACTTTGCCAGCCATGTATTTTCTCCTCTTTCCTTTCGTTTGGGCCTAGACGCCGAGCATCTGGGCGATGAAGACCGGCCGGAATACGATGCAGCCCCAGCTCCCCTGGCTCTTCTTCTGCTTGAAGCTGGAAGCCTCGACGATGATCGGGTGAGCGCGCATTTTCTCGGTGAAGGCGCAGGAGGCGGTGCGCTGGCCTTCCGTTTCGTCCACGATCAACTGAAGCAACTGTCCAGAGGCCGTGGCGTACTCGGGGGCGGTAATGTGCCGCATGTTCGGGAAGTTCTTCTTGAGCAAATCGGCTACGCTGGTTACGCCATAAGTCGATCCCACCGTTTTGGTTAGTGCTTGTTCGGACGTGGGCGACATCGCCAGTGTCATCTTCGTGTCCAGCTCAACCAAGCCATTGGCCTGGGACTGAAGTTGAGTGTAAAGCGCCTGGATGTCCTCATAGACCTCAAGGCCAAGCGCGTTAGTGGACCACGCGGTACCTCCTCCTGTCTTGGACATGGGGGTGATCGGAGCGGACAGGCTGGGATCGTTCAGCAGGCCGTAGTTTTCCAGGCCAGCCACGCCGAAGAAGTACGTTTTGTTCTGGTACTTGTTCAGGGTCAAGGCCCCAGCGATCTGGATGCGGTTGGCGAAGTCGATCCGGGCCAGTCCGGCGCGTTCGAGTTCGCGCTCGCCCCACTGAGACATGATCTGGTAGTGGAAGCTCTGGCGCTGCGGGAACGTGGCGTTGACGCCGACGCTGCCGTTTTCGGAGTAGTCGCCGTAGGCCGAGGTCTGGCCGGTCGATTCGACCATGGGGAACATGGAAGTTTCGGTGGTCCAGTCGCCTTTTTTGGTTTCATCGCCGACGATCTCGGCCGCCTTCATCGGGGCGACCAGGACTTCGATCATCTTCGGATCGATGTAGGTGGACAGGAAAGCCGGGATGCCCGACG